AATGAGCTGGGTGGTTCATACCTAAAAGTAGTGAACCCAAATGCTACTGCATCCTGTGGATGTGGTGAGAGTTTTGCAGTATAGGAGATAAATATGCCGCCTCGTAATCATAAGAATTGGACTAAAACGCCTAACGTAGAATATATATCAAGCGAGTGTTATAACAACCCTGATATCTTTGCACAAGAGCAAGAGCAAATCTTTTCTAAGGTTTGGGTGCCGATGTGTCATATCAGTGAGATGTATAACGAAGGTAACTACAGAACAACACAGATTGCTGGTCAAAATGTGATGGCAGTGAATACCAAAGACGGTGTTAAAGCATATCGTAATTATGGATTCAATTTCCCCTCTGGCACAGTAGCTGCACCAATCGTAACAGTTGAACCACAACTACACTGTGAAGTTAAACATGGTGGTATGGTGTGGGTAACACTTGACCCTAATCCTACACAAAGTGTGGATGAGTGGACTGCTGGTGCATTTGATTGTATTGCAGATGCTATTGATACAGAAGAGATGGAAGTCTTTCATTACCACAAGGCAGTGATTGATACCAACTATAAATTATGGCATGATACTAACAGTGAGTTTTATCATGACTTCATGCATTATTTTAATCGTGTATCTGGATTCAATGATGAGTACTTTGCTCGTAAAAACATTCCGTTTGATAATGGTCATGTGAATGTCAGTAGTTTTACAGTTAACTATGAAGAGTATGCTGGGTTTGAGGATAGGGGTGAATTGTCCTTTCCTAATCTACCACCAAACCAATGGTATATGGTTGACCTATTTCCAGGCTACAACTTTAATCTAAGGGGAAGTGCATATCGTTCAGATACAGTAACACCTCTAGGCCCTAATAAGGTATTGATTGAATTTCGTGGTTATGGATTAAAGAAAGATACTAAAGAAGAAAGAATGACTCGTATTAATCACCACAATTCTATTTGGGGGCCATTTGGACGTAACCTTCATGAAGATTTGATTGGAGTTGCTGGACAAGGAACTACAATGCGAGAGGGTACAGAAAAAAGAAATATATTACATGGTAGACATGAAAACCGTACTATTCACGATGAAGTGGGTATGAGACATTACTATGCAGAGTGGGGTAAACATTTAGATGTTGACCCAAAACAACCACTTGCAGCTTAAGGAGTTAAAATGGATATAATCAAGTTGAGAAAACAGTTAGAAATAGATGAGGGTATAAAACACGAAGTATATCTTGACCATTTAGGATTGGCCACTTTTGGTATTGGGCATTTAGTCCTAAGCAGTGATCCAGAATATGGTGCTTCTGTTGGATGGCCAGTTTCAGAAGAAAGAGTTATTGAATGTTTTGAATCAGATTTAGAAACTGTTATCGGTGATTGCGAATCTTTGTATGAAGATTTTGATGATCTACCAGAGGAAGCAAAACAAATCATTGCCAATATGATGTTCAATATGGGCTACCCAAGATTGTCTAAATTTAAAGGTATGAAGGCAGGAGTAGATGCGAGAGATTGGGAACGGGCCGCAGACGAAATGGTTGACAGCAGATGGTATAGACAAGTGACTAAAAGGGCAGATAGATTAGTTGATAGAATGAGGCAAATTGATACTTGACAATTGTGTTGATTTGTGATATACTGTAAGTTATATAATTAAAGAAGGATACATTATGTTTAAGCATGAAACGGTAGTATTACCAGAAGTTACTACAAAAAATATCAGTGGTAAGAGATTTTATCTTACGCCAGAGGGCAATAAGTATCCCTCTATTACTACTGTTCTCAATGGACGGAAAGCAGAAGGATTATTTCAGTGGCGTAAAAGGGTTGGTAACGATGTTGCTAATCATGTTATGCGAACTGCTGCTAGTCGTGGTACAAAAGTCCATCAAATGTGTGAGGATTATTTAAACAATAACTTTGATGAAGATAAACATAAAAAAGATTTTCTTCCATATTGTTTATTTAAAGAGTTATCTGCACAACTGTTATGCAAAATTGATATGATTAGGTCGCAAGAGTGTGGCCTTTATTCTGATAAATATAAAGTAGCAGGGCGAGTAGATTGTATTGCAGAATACGATGGAGTCCTATCTATTATTGATTTCAAGACATCACGAAGAGAACGTAATGATGATTGGAATGAAAACTACTACATTCAAGGTTCTGCATATGCAGAGATGTTTGAAGAACGAACAAGTCAACCTATAAATCAAGTGGTTATACTTGTTGTAACAGAAGATGGAACTGTTCAAGAGTTTATAAAGGATAAGACAGAGTATTTGCCTTTATTAGAAGAAGCAGTTAGCATCTTTAACTTAAAGGAACAAGAAAGTGAAAAACTTACTGCTTAGTTTTCTTATCGGTATTGCTTTAACTACTACAGTATATGCTATTGAACCGAATCAAGAACCCCCATGTTGTGATGTAACAGAAAGCCATCCTTATGAACCAAATGATGAGGACGAAAAACTAATAATACCAGAAGAAGTGCCACCAAACGAATTTGTTATAATGCGACCAATGACATGTAGACCAATACCAGATATGGTTGATCTTTTAAAAGATAAAAATGGTGAAGTACCTTTTATCAGTGGAGATGCATATTTGGTAACACAAAACGGTGATACTTTACCTATACAGATTATGTGGTCAATGAACCCAAAGAATAGTGGATTTAGTTTAATTGAATTACATCATACAACAGGCTATGCTTGTCTTTTAGGGTCTGGTTATGGGATGAAAATGCATACACCAAAAGAAAATACAGCAAAGATAGAGATTTTACTTGACAATGGTATCTAAGTGTGGTATAAATATAATACAATGTGTTGATACAAATTGAAGATTGAACTGGACATGGGGGCAGTACCCATCGCCTCCACCATAAACACAGTACACAGTTAGTGTGCTTATAATGGGGGCGAAATAGGATCGACAGGCAAGGATAGATGCGAGGAATATTGTCGGATGACTCCGTAATTGGTCAAGACTACAAATGCAAACGATAATTTTGCAATCGAGGATTATGCACTAGCTGCTTAATCTCACGGAGTTCGGTAGGTACTTAGCAACAGAAACCTACCACCTTTTCCTCTGTAAAACGAGGATTCGCAGGCGATACTATTTGAATGTGCATCTGTAGCTATGGTGTACTGTATCGGCGACCGTGGGATGGACTACCAAGAAGAAGTAAGGTAGACTCGATATAAAAGGCCGTATTATTCCACAATGGCAGGGTGCGCTGGACGCCTGGGGGAACTAAAATAACCCTGCCTCCATTTTTTATTTGAGGGTGATATGAGAAAATTTATATATGATAATTGGAATGTTGTTATGAACTACGAAAGAAATCCACTAAGACATATTCCAGATACAAATACACGCCATATGATTATGCAAGTATTAGCATGGATGTGGTGTATTGCTTTCAGTTCATACTTTACTAGTATGTGGATTTTTGGTCTTACTACTATTGCACATATTATCATTTTGGCTGCAATCACAATAACAGTTGCAACCTTTGAAACTGCAAAACGTAAACCAAGTTTTTTTATTAAAAAGGGGTATCATACCCCAAGTCGTGCCAGATATATTTGGGTCAATGGTAAACGAATAAATGACCCATATGGTGGAGAACACGAATGATAAAATTTAAACAAAATTCCAAGACATTTTCTATGAAAATAGAGTCTATTGCAAAAGAGAAAAAGATTTCTCACATGGATGCTGTATTGGATTATTGTGAAAAAAATGAAGTTGAGCCTGATACAGTTGGGCGTTTAATTAGTAAAGGATTAAAAGAGAAGATTGAAGCAAATGCAAGAGATTTACACTTCTTACCAAAGCATGCAAAATTACCTATATGAAGAAACTAGAGGAATACGATTGGATATGTCCAGAACCGTTTACTAATTTGATGTTTTCGGCGCCTGGCGATATACGAGGTTGTTGTGCTACGACTGCTGTTAATAAAAAGGATATGCAAGATAAGTACAATCTTAAAACCTTTAATTCCTCTAAAGATACTTTTGATGACTACTATAATGCTCCACAAAACGTAAGATGGAGATCAGCACTAAAGAATAATGATGATAAAGAATTTATTAACGATATTTGTGGAGTGTGTAAGAAACAAGAAAAAGCTGGTTCTCGCTCTCACAGACAGTTTTACCTATCTAGGTTTAATGATCAAAATGAATTTGCCCATAAGAAAGAAGAATTAGAAAAAATAATTGAGACAGATTCTAAACCTACATTTTGGCATACTGCTATTGTGAATGGTGTAAGAGGAAATATATGTAACTTACGGTGTAACTTTTGTTCATCTGGTAATTCATCTCAATTTAATAAAGAGGCAATTGAACTAGGAGAAACTAAAAAGAGGGTTAAACGAGCAAAGATTAATCCACAGTTTGATAAAGATTTGAAACATATAATTGAAAATGCAGAAGAGATTAAGTTTACTGGTGGCGAACCACTTATAGGTGATAATATCTATGATATATTGTCTGTAGTTTCTGATAGAAAGATAGTTCGTGTCATCACAAATGGTACACAGAATGTAGATAGGTTTATAGAGGAGACAAAAAGGTTTCGTAGAGTTATAGTGAATGTTTCAGTTGATGGTGTAGGTGACTTTAATAATTATATTAGATACCTTTCGGATTGGGATGTAGTAAATGTTAACATAAAGAAACTACAAAAATCTCCACATATCCAGACATACATGGCCGCAACTATAAATGCACTAAATGCTGGAAAGGTTCATCAGTTGTGTGAAGAGTTTCATTATATCAATTTTAGTCCAGTGGTTAACAATGTATACAGAATTGAATCAATACCACCAGAGGTAAGGGATTGTTATCTGGATACACTATATGAAAATGGAAAGCACGATGAAGTAAAAAAAGTAATTAGATTTTTAGAACAGGCTGAGTGGGATCACAACGGTACAATCGCACTCATGAGCCACGTTAAATCTAGAGATAAAGCAAGAGGAACTTGTCTATTAGATTATGTACCAGAGTGGGAAAAATATTACAAAATATTAAATTAAGTGTTGACAATGGGTAATATTTATGTTAATATCAGTATATTAAAATGAAACAGGCATTAGAAGGAATTAAATTATGTCAGTACGAAGTGAAGGTTTTTTTGAAACTAAAGTAGAGGGTCTCCAAGCCCGCATTAAAAATTTGGAATTTAACAACGCTGAGTTAGTTGTTAAAAACAAAGAATTAGTGGAGAGAATTTCAGATCTCTCTGTTCGTAAACCACATCTATCAAAGAGGAAGCAATATGAAAAAAGGTGACCTAGTTACAGTGTTGACTAACGCTGGTGAATTTATTGGTCGATTGGATAAGAATGATGAAACTGGTGTTCACATTGATAATCCAAAAATGATTGTAAATACCAAAGAAGGTAAAATGGGATTTGCAAGGGGTGTCTGTATGACAGGCGAAGAGAATGCTAAAAGAGTTGTCTTTCGTGCTGGGGGTGTAGT